GTGATGCTCCTTATGATGGACAAGCATATGTTCGTAAGGATTATAAGTGGGTTTTAAGTAGTAGTGCTGGTGGCGGTGGTGCTGGACTTTGGCAGTCTGATGCTGTTGGTATTAATACGACATCAAATATTGGTGTAGGTGCAAATGCAGTTGCAGGAAAAAGATTATATGTATCTGGTGATGCAGAATTTACTGGTAATGTATCTGTTGGTGGAACTCTTACTTATGAAGACGTAAAGAATGTAGATTCTATTGGTGTAATAACCGCCCGTCAGGATGTAAGGGTCGGTCAAAACCTCTCAGTTGTAGGGTTAACCACACTTGGTTCTGGTAATGGAATAGGAACAGTCCATGTTGGATTAGGGAATACCGCCCTATATGTTGATGGTGATGCGAGGGTTGTTGGAGTTCTTACTGTTGGTCGTGGGTCTGTAACTATAGATGGTGAGAATAATACTGTCACTACTGGTATTGTTACTATTACAAATGCCCAAGTATACATTGGTGAAAATGTAACTATTGAAGCAGGTGCATCTGGTATTAACTCTGCACCTAATGTTTTATATGTTGCAAAAGATGGTTTAGATACAAATAATGGAACATCCATTGATAATGCAAAATTAACAATTTCTGCTGCTGTAGGAATTGCAGAAGCAGGTACTACTATTAAAGTTTTGTCTGGTAATTATACAGAAAATAATCCAATCGAAATTCCTGCATTTGTTTCTATTGTAGGAGATGATCAAAGGTCAGTTACAGTTGCACCAAACAATAACACTTCAGATATTTTCCATGTAAGAAAAGGTAATAAATTAGCAAACATGACATTTGTAGGTCATCTATCACCTGCTGCTGCAGTTGCATTCCCAACAGGAGATGATATTGCAGAAAATGTTAATGGTGGTGCATGGAAAGGTCCATATGTCCAGAACTGTACCAGTAATACCACCACAGGAACAGGAATCTATATTGATGGTAATCAAGCAAGATCATTGAAAGCAATGAATGTAGACTCCTTTACACAATATAATCAAGGGGGTGTAGGAGTTGCTGTAACTAATGAAGGGTTTGCTCAGTTAGTTTCCGTATTTACTATTTGTTGTGATGAAGCAATTTCATGTCATGAAGGTGGTCAAGCAGATTTAGCAAACAGTAACTGTAGTTTTGGTACAAAAGGATTGGTAGCAAAGGGAGTTGGTCCAACACAGTATACAGGAATTGTTACTGCAACTGGTGCTGTTTCACAAGATCAAGTAGCACTTACTGTTACTGCTCCTACATTATCAATCAATAATTTTGTTTATGATAATGTCTCTGGACTTGCAACAGTAACAACAACTGCTAATCATAATTTCCAAGTAGGAATGGGTGTTACCGTATCTGGAATTGAAGTAACATGCCCGTATGGTTCTAAAACTTATCCATATCAAAAACCTTATGTTTTTGAAATTGAATCAATACCATCAGTAAGAAAGTTTGTAATTAATGTTGGCGTATCTACTGTTTCACATACATATGCTTCAGGGGGAACAGCAAAGATTGATATTGATAGACCTTATGATGGACAAGTAATCTACTTTGATCAATTATATAATTCTGTTCAAACTATTGCAGTTGGTTCTGGTGGAACTGGATATAGTCAAACTCCTTCAGTTACTGTTGATAATCCAACAGGGCCTAACGGACAAACTGCTACTGCATTTGCAACTTTAGAAGGAGACTCGGTTTCCTCTATTTCCATCATTAGTAGTGGAAGTCAGTATGTTGGTACTCCAAATGTGACAATTTCAGCACCTCAGAGTGGAAGTAACACTGCTACTGCTACTGCCAATATGTCACCCATTTATTATACAATAAATACTTCTACACCAGTATCATCTGGTATAAGTACAGTAACCTTGGATGAAAATCTATTGAATACTGTCGGAGTGGGTACTACAGCATATTTTGCTCAATCAAGTAGGATAGTTGCAAGTTCACATACATTCGAGTATGTTGGTTCTGGAAATGAAATTATAAATGCTACACCCAAAAGGGGTGGAGTTACTAATCAAGCAAATGAAGTTGTAACCTTAGATGGTGGCAAAGTTATTTACACCAGTACTGATCAATCTGGAAACTTTAAAATAGGAGACGGATTACAAATTAATCAGAATACTGGTACAATTAGTGGAAGGTCGTTCACTAAGAGTTTGTTTACAGAAATGACACCATTTATTTTAGCACTAAGTTAATATGGCTCAGTTAGCACTTAATAGATTTAAATCCATTACTAAAGAAGTAACAACCAGTGAGCAGACAGTTTATACTGCTCCTACTGGTTATACTGCTATTGTGCTTTATGCTCATATTGCCAATTATGGTACTTCTGATTCTACAGTTACTATGAAGCATGTTAGAGCAAGTACAGAGACTGAAATAATTAAAGGTGCTAATGTTCCTGTTGCAGATGCTTTTATTCCAATGACAGGTAAATTAGTATTAGAAACTAATGATTCGGTATCTATCAAATCAGGTAAAAATAGTACTCTTAAAATTATCCTAAGTCTCTTAGAAACTGCTAATTAATATCATGCCATACATAGTCAAAACTCCACCAGTAACAAAACAGACTCTTGAATTGAGTGCTGGATTGGTGCAGTCTTCAATCTCTACAACGACATCTACAGGCATATCCACATTAGTTTCTTTAGCATCGACAGTATACAGGTCGGTTAATTATCACATTCAAACTACAGAAGGTACAAATTATAATAAGACAACAATAAATGTAATTCATAATGGAACAACTGCATATCTATCTGAATTCGGAACTATAAATGAACCAATAGGTGTTGCAACATTTTCTGCTGATATTAATGGCGATAATTTAAGACTTTTAGGTTTTCCAGCATCTGCCAATTCCACAACTTTTAAGGTAATTTATACTGCTTTAGATGCGTAAAATCATAAATATAACGTAGGTATTGATATTTTGATGAAAAAGTGCCCAGAAGGATATTACTATTGTCACACTGATCAAAAGTGTATGAAAATTCCTCGTGGGTATCATGTGGGATATAGAGGGTGGTTATCACCTGACACCGACGAACAAAAAGCCAAAAAGAAAAATGGAAAAGGAAATGGCAGTGATAATGCTGTGGACAATTCTAATGGCAGCAGCAACGGTGGGAGTAATGGGAACGGTAATGGCTCTAATGGAGGAGGAGTGAGTGAATCTAAAACACTATCTCAGTTTAAAGAGGATAGTGTTAAAATAGATCATATGGATGGCAGTAGTACTACAGTCATTGATATAATTAAACCACAACCTATGATATCTCCAAAAAATAATATTCAATATACAATACCAGAAAAAACAACTTATGTCTCAAAGAAGACAGGAAAAATAATACATGTCTATTTGGCATGGAGAGGAAAGAACTACATCTTACAAATGTTCTTCCCCCAGGTCAAACTCCCATCCCGCAGAGAAGTACAGGATCAAGTGAGAAAAGTGTATCCTAATGCTAAACTCTGGAACTACCAAGTATCAGAATATGACTCAGGAGAACCACTCCTCCAAGTCGGAGGAAAATAAAAAAACTAAAGAACTACAAAAGAAAGTTGAAAATTTAGAAAAAATATTAGAACTGCAAAGAAGAACTATAGAACACGATCAAAAATTTGGACATTATGAAATGACTTAGGAGATTATTATGACTGATGACATTTATTTAGGTAACCCCAATTTAAAACGGGCAAATACCAGAATTGAATTTACTCAAGAACAGATTCTTGAATTTATGGCATGTAAACAAGATCCTGTTTACTTTGCACAGAAGCATGTCAAGATTGTTACTCTTGATGCTGGTTTGATGCCTTTTGAACCATATGATTTCCAACAGAAGTTGATTGAGAATTTTCATGATAATAGATTCAACATTTGTAAGATGCCTCGGCAGACAGGCAAATCTACAACTGTTATATCATATCTCTTGCATTATCTGTTATTTAATGATAGTGTAAATATTGGTATTCTTGCTAACAAGGCAGCAACCGCAAGGGAACTTCTTGGCAGACTACAAACTGCATATGAGAATGTTCCCAAGTGGATGCAACAAGGTGTCTTGTCTTGG